GCCGCCACTCGGGAAGGATCGACACATGCGTCTCGCCGTCCTTCCTAAACACCGCCCCGATGGGCTCGCCGTCTCTGACGACCAGTTCCAACTGCCAACTTGCGGCAATCTTCAGATACTCGTCGAACGCGATAGGGTCTGGCCAATCGGTTGCTGCGTAGCCGATCTTTAAGGCCGTATCGCGGTCGTCAACAATATCTGTCGTCATTCATACAGCACATTGATAGAGCCGGCGTCAAAGTTAGACGTGCCGGTCACAGTGGTGATCAAAAGCTGCGTCATCAGGTTGCCGAGCGTCACGTTGCCCGCGCCGGTCATCACCGCCGTCGTGCCGTCTTTGACCGTATGATCGGCCGCATAAATGTAGTTAGCCGGATCGACCGCGCTGATTACAAGCGTGCCAGACACAGCGTCGGCGGCGGACGTGCTATTGATAAGGAACCCAGCCGTCGAACTATCAACCGTCGTGCCGGCGGCTGCTAAGCGCGCGCCCGTCGAGGCGTAGCCCGTGCTGGCGATGCCGCCGCCCGTGCCCAGCTTGACCAACAGCGGCGACGTGTTATCCGTCGAAACGCCATTGAACATGACCGTAACGCGGCGCACCCAATTCGGTATGCTGTTAAAAGTTACTGATGTGCCGGTCGTCGTAGCCTGCACGGTTTTAGCCGCGATGCGCAGATAATCGCCCGCAATAGCGCTATCTTTGACGACAACGCCGTCAATGGTGACGCCGGCGGCAGACGTATATTCAGCAATCGTGTCCGTGCTGATCGTGCCGTTGACGGCCAGTTTAGTCGCCGGCACCGTCGTGCCGATACCCACCGAACCGTCATTGGTGACGACGAACGGCGTAACGTCAGGATCGGTGCTGTCCTGCACGACGAGCGCGTTGCCGGTGCCGATCTGCGTGATCTTTAGCGCCGGGCCAATCGAATCGGTTGAGATCGTGACGTTGCCGGACAGAACCGGCGACACGGAGGTGAGCGGGGCCGTGACGTAATCGACCGTCCAGATCTCTACGTCGTTTTCGTCGGTCAAGCGGAACTTATAGGACAGTTCGCCCAGCCAAATATTAGCCTCGCCGCGCGAATCCAGAATGACCGGGTTTTCGTTGGGCGTCAGGCCGGTGTAATCCGTATAGGACACCTGCGGCGTGGTCGTGCCGGCTGAGTAGGTATAGACCTTACCGCCAACTAGCGGCGTGCCGTCCGCGTAAAAGAATTGGGCTTTTGGGGTAGGAGTTACGACTGCCATTATCCACCTACACAACTGGTTACGGTCAGGATGACCGAAGGAATTGCCGGAACCGGGCTAGACGCCGCCACATACGGAATCGACACGTTTGTGCTACTGGCCGAATAGATCAGTTCAAAATAATCGCCAGCCTGAAGGTTTAGCACGAAATTCCACGCCGCGACAGCCGCAGCATTCAAGCCATTGGCAAGCGTCACGTTAGTGGCGGAATCGGCTACATCAACGCCATTTATGCGCGGCCAGATATAAATCTGTTTCGTGCCGCCGCCGGTTTCTTTCAACTGCGCCGAAAACTGGAAATTATACGTCGCCGTGATGTCCACATATACCCGCGACGTGATCGTGTGGTCTATATAGACGCCGTAAACCAATTCAGATCCGTCAGCGCGTTCATAGGTATTGTTGAACGTAATCGCGTATGCGGTATTGATTACTGCCGGCGTGAACGTTGTCGTGCTGTAGAATGAGCCGTAACGCCGGCCAGCTTCAATGGCGATGTAAGTGTTATAGAACCAGCGATACCATTCGCGGGTGACAAAGTTCGTCACCTTATCCCAAATTGGAACGCGTGCGGCGGGCACGAGCGTGTTGTTGGGAAGATTAGGCATTCGTCGGGCTCATTATGAGTTCCGCGCCCATAATGGCGATCTTCACCGGATCTGTGCCGGAGATCTCATAAACGCGGTCGCGAATCTTTAACGTCATACCAAGACGACGCCAGATCGTGCGGTAGCCGAACTGGCCAATACGGCCCATAGATTTCCAATGCTCGTTCGACCATGTATGGCCGCCGTCGTCTGACCAGCGCAGCATGACCTGCGGAACAATACCAGGAGCCGGAAGGTTGAGCGACGAAACGATGAAGTCGCCGTCTTCGGTTATGATATTCTTAAAATCTTCCGTAATAAGATACGTCGTGCCGAGCAAGCCGTAGTCATTACTGTTAAGGCCGACGCCCGTTTCGCAATCAAGTTGCAAGCTGTGCTGCGTCGTGCGCTTCAGATTGTTCTCGCCGGTCGGCAACGCTCGCCATGACCGCAGCCATTTTTGAACGGTGCCGGCTTCCGTGTAGACGGTCGGATCATAGGCGAAAAGGAACCCGCTAACGTAATCGCCGATGACGATTTCGTTGCTAAAGTTCATTTGGCAGTTGCCGCGATGACGCGTGAACTGGTTATTTTCCCAGCCAGCGCGCTCGTGCCAAAGCCCCGTCGCCACGTCGTAAACCCACGTCGTATTGGCGGTTGGGAAATTCAGCACATAGAAGCTATGGCCGTCTTGCTGATAGGTATAAGCCACAGCGTCGGAAAGATCGGTGTATTGCTGGATCTGCCACTCGACAGCGTGCGTCGAAACGCGCTCACCGGAATAGCCCTTAGACCGATAAACGACGCCATTGCCGCGTGCGTCACGGCCAAGCCAGAATAGGCCATTGTCGAGTTTGGCGACTGAATAGGCGGCAAGACACCCGATTTCGTTGAACGCGCCCTGAATACGCGCAAGCGGAAAGTCCGGCGTGCCGGCGTTATACCATACCTCGACAGTATTGACGCCGAACAGCCAGACTTCGCGGTGGTCGACAATCAGCGTGACAAGATCGTCCGGCGAACCTTCCGCGCTGGCGAACGCGAGCGAATCAATCGCCGCGCCGTTATAAGATTCCGTCACCCATAAGCGCTGGCTGTTAGGCTCGTTAAAGACAAAATAGCCGTCGAGAAAGCCGACGCCAACCGCGCCGTAAAAATCAGGATCGGTAATCTGCTCCAAGAACGGCGTGAAGGCCAGCGTAACGCCAGAAGCCGTAGCCGTGGCGGCCTGTGACAACACAAACGTCGTGTCGTTCGTGATGCTGGCGACCGTCGTGCTGGCCGGAATGCCTGACCCTGACACGGGCTGACCAACCCAGATAGCGCCGGTAAAAGCCGTGGTGACAGTCGTGCTTGTGTTGGTCGTGTTACAGGTCAGCGTGATGTCGGTGTTATTGTAGATATAGCCGTTGGCGTCGGCCGCAATGAACATTTGCGTGCCGTTGTCGACCATGTTGACGGGCTGCGTCGTGGAATTGTCCGTGCCTAGGATCTGACCGCGATCAATATACGTCCAATCGCTATTGATCTGATATAACCGACTGCCCGCGACGGCGTAGCCATAATTGCCATACTGCCACAGTCCGCGCACGGGGCCGGTCGGAAGCTGTGTTAGCGCGCGCAATCCTGGCGCACGCTGAAGCCATGCCGCCTCTTTGCCGCCTTCGGGGATGACTTCTGCATAAAGATTAACCATGCGGCTATCCGCCGCATTGGGGCTACGCAGAACATAAGACGAGCCAAGGATAGGCGTCTTCATTAGTAGTTTCCGGCGTAGATATTATAGCGCTGGCGCGTGCCGACGATGCTGTAAGGCAGCGCCATGATGTCATCCGGGTTATTGATGCGCTTCAGGTTGCGCTTGCTATACATGGCGATGCGCGGAGGGCTCGACGCCAAACTCCGGGGCCATTTCGCACGCCAGATTGTAGCGGAACGCCCGCAGATAGCCCGGCGGGAACGTAAGTTGTGTCGCCAACTGCGCCGGGCGCGTCAGTTCCTCGACCGAAATGAAATGCCATTCCAGCAGCCGCAACGGCACCGGGTAGATATACATTTCAATATTCGGGTAGGTATTGTTGACGAACATGACCTGCGGATAGGTCGACGTGACCGTTTTGACCGCGATGCCGTCATACTGTTGCTGGTTAATCAGCTTGATGCCGTAAGACACATTGGTCTGCGGGTCGCGAAAGTAAGTCGCGTCGTCTAACAGAACAGGTCGGTTGCCAACAAAGTCGCCGGTCGGCCCAAGCGACCGATTAAGCTGACTTGGCGGCCACAGGAAAACCTGATCCTGAGTTGAAAAGACCGCTAGACGCTCCGTGTTCCACGAGTCGATCATTTGATTCAGTGCGGTCAACGCGTCTTGAGACGTTTCCGCTGAGGGCGTTTCGCCTTCTGCCAGAACCCCCAGAAGCCTCAAGGCTCCGTTGATCTGCTCGCCCGCCGTCGTCATCAGGATCGAACCTTTCCCAGCCGTTTTCTATGTCGGCTTCCGCTTCTAATTCCAGCGTAGCGATCTTAACGCCATGCACGTCATGACGCAAATAAATGAGGGCCATTTTACACCTATGGAAAGGGCCAGGCGGGCCGTAGCCCGCCCGTAGGATTAGATTACGCGACGACCGGATACTGCCATTTGGTGCCGTCCGAAATGAACAGCTTGCCCGTGCCGGTAGCATTGGTCGTGGTCGCCAGCGAGCCGACCGGAGCGGTCGTCGTGGTCGAATTGGCGGTGATCGCCGTCGTCAGGAAATACAGGCCGGCCGTCGCGTTAGCGACAACAGCGCCCGTCGTAGCCGTCGACGTGAACGTGCCAGAGACAGTAGCAGTGGTGAGCGTGCTTCCGCTGATCGTCGCACCCGTGATGGTTGTGCCACTCACGAGTTCGGGATCAGAGAAGGCGACGCCAACAGGTTTAGTGTTAGGCATTGCCTTCTCCTATGATTAACCGATGCGATAGATCGTGTAAGCCGCCGTGCCCGTCTTGCGGAAACGGAAGATGGCCGAAGACGGGTTGGTCGTCGTCGCGCCGTCGATCAGAACCGCGCTGCCGACGATGGTGTTGCCGGTGCCAGCGCCGAACGTCACATCATTAGCGGCGTTGTCGCCGATATTGATGAAGCTAACGTCGAAGCTAGTATTGACGGCGACGCTGGGGAAAGCGGCGTCGATC